TAATCCAAGCAAACCCAGAAGCAAACCCAGAATCATTTCCAGGCAGTGACCCTTTTCTTGAAAATAAAAAAATAAGCAAACCTATGGATCGAGCATTTTTCTATGGTTCAAATCCTGATTACGTGCCTGCGAAAAAAAATATACAACATGATCAACAAGTATATTATGGTTTGTCAGGATTTCAATCGAATAAAGCTGATAATAATATGCAAGTTGAAGGTCGTACAACCGAATCCAGAAGCCTAAATGCGACAAACAGATGTGTTTCTGGAAATTAATGATGGCACAAAAAATTGATAAAATTATTTTATAATAAACATTAAACAATATATAATAAACATACACAAATATATTATGGATGACATTTTAAAAGAAATATATAAAAAATATGATATGAAAAATTTATTGGAAGAATATTCAAAAAAAAATAATACAAGTCCTGTATTATGTAGAACTGAATTTAATCAACGTGTGAAATGTCAAATAGACAAATGTGCTAAAATTTCAGTTTTTTTAAATCTAAATGACAATACAAATATTTGCTGGTTCCATGCTTACACCTTAAATGATTAAAATTATTATCAATATACAATTTTTTTATTAAAAATATATATATATAAATAAAACAATTAATATATATATTAACACATGAACTCACTAAATCCATCTATTCAACAAGAAATATTCTGTAATTCAATCTTAGAAAATGAAAATTATAACACTATCTTAATTCCACTTGATAATTTCAATAAAAATATTAACAAAAATATTGCTATCATTTATCCCAATGTATTATCCATCATAAATTATAAACATGTTATTGATTCGGTTATTTCACATATTGAACCATCCTATAATATTCATATTTATAAATTGTTTCATCAAGACATTCAAAATGAGAATGATGATATTACCTTTAAAAAATATACAACAAAATCATCTCAATATAATTTCGAACTAATTGATATATGTATCCCCAATAAACAGAACGATTCTATTGATATGATAGATGATACTTTGAAAAGAAATAATTTTGAAGTTGTATTTTCATCGATATTGTTTGATGATGAAATAAATGTAGTGATTGTGTTCGGACATAATAATATAATATATGAATATGACATGACAGTAAATGATATGATATATAACAATAATAAAAAAATAATATATGTATCTTTTGACGTCATTAATGAATATTTGAATTCATTTAATTTATACATCAACAATGTATTTCAAGAATATAATTTATTAAATAATTTGGAAGATATTGTTTTATCAAATATAACAGATGCTCTAACAATAGTATTACCACCAAGATTTAAACCGCCAACATCAAATGCGTCAAGTATATTAGATATTTATACTGATAGACCAATTGTTCTAAAATATAGTGAATTATTAAATATAGTAGAAGATACAGACAAGAAACAATATTATTGCATAACAATGATTACTAAAAAAAATAAATATTATTATAAGTTAAAAAAAACTGGAAAGTATAATGAATTAGATGTATTTCCAATTAAATTTAAACAAAATGATGGATTAATATTAAATTTAAATGTATTGGGGCTACATAATTTAATAACAAATAAGAGCAATGAATATTTGATCGATATTATTGATACTTTGTCGTATATTATTGGTTCAATAAAAATTGAACCATCAAATGATAAAAAAATATTAAAAACATATAACAAAATCTTGAAAAAACATTCAGAATTACTGTTATCTATCAAAAATTCACATATTGCAAATAATAAAATTGTTCTAAAGACCGATAAATTTAATATTATCGAATTACTACAATCTTTTGTATCAAACGAATCATTCAATTTTTATAACGCAAAAAAACAAATAAAACAAAATAAAAATATAATAAAGAATTATGCATCGGTGTCTAAATGTCAAGATGATGTTATTTCTTGGAACACGTCTTTCTCCAATTATATACAATTTATAAACAATAATAATAATAATCCTGAATATAATAGTTCGTGTGATATTTATAATTTATTGTTATCAAGAACATCGTGGTATGATGAATTACAAAATGGGAATATTATTGGTCTATTAGTCAATATAAGTACACCAAAACTAGCAAAATTGGGTATTATAATGGATAAAGTCAATATAATGGAAATTTCAAATAATTTAATCACTTTAGAATCATTATGTGAAGCACAAGATATTTATAAGAGTAATTCCAATAGATATGACGATGGACGGAATGATAATTTACATGCCATATATGGTAATGCATTAGGAACTGGTAATAGTATATTACCATTATACATCAATAAAATGCATTGGACCTTAGCAAAATCACAATTAAAATATTGTCTTGGTATTGCAATTAATCAAAACCCTTTTGACTATTATAATAAATTTTATGAAGTATATCCCATGTTATTGCTTAAACTTATTAATGATATGATTTCAAATAAAAACAAAACTACCGATAAAGATATTATCACCTTTATTCAACTAACAATCACAGTAAATAAAATTCTTGAAGACGTTTTTAAGTTCTCTATCAATAAATGTTCTCTAGAACAATTATCATCCATGTTTATAAATCCATTGAATAGAACAGAAAAATGTTTTGATAATTTAGATTTTATTTTGGGTCTAACAATGTTATCCACAAATAAAACATTTTCAAATAAAATTAACGACTTTAAAAAACAAAATATCAAAAATATCCTTTCAGAAGAACTTAGAAGAACACTCAAAAATACTCATAAGACACATATTCCATTTGATAGATCTCATTTAAATATTGATAATTTATGGATGCATTTCTTTAAAATTAAGCCATTTGATAACAATAATGACAATAATAATGATAGTAATATTGACATTATTGTCGAAATATTAAAAGATAAATATGATAAATATATTTCCAATCAATTAAATAATATTTATGAAAGTATTGCATCTCAGCCTTCATTTGAATATATTTCTATATTTAATAGTTCTATTTTAGATCAAAATACGATTAATTCCATTTATAAAATAATTTGCTGGTCTCTCATTAATGAACTTAACAATGATGAAACAATTATGCATTTAAATAAAGTAATTAGTAATAAATATGGTAATATAACGGATGATACAATTAAATATTTCAAAAATAAATTTATTGATTTAAACAATAAGTTTAATGTATTTAAAACGGACCCAAATAAATTATTATTTTTAAATGTAACAGATAATACTGATATAAGATTAGAAACACTTATTTTACAAAATATTGTTAATAGGGATAAAAAATATTTTGAAAAAAATAATAATTTCAATCCATTAGAAGATGACATTAAATATATTAAGGAATATTATCTAATTTTAACAAAACCATATATAAATACATTTTATAGTCAATTAAATAATAAATTCCAACTGTTATACGCTCATAAAATTGTCTCATTAATTAGAAATATTAACTATGAATGTACTAATTACTATACAAATATAATTAACAAGATTGAGATTTCTTATTCAGATTATGTTGATGATGAGTTTAATATAAATTTTAATCATTCTAATCTAGCGAGTTCAGTAATTGAAAAGACAACTGAATTAAAAAATTCACATATTCACAATAATACAAAGATTATTGTGGATGCATTATTAAATAACAGAAAATATAATGAAGAAGAATGTCAAATTATTACAAATGAACTTGTTTTACGTGGAATTATTTAATTGTTAAAAATTGTGATTAAATGTGTCTAATTCTATTTCTTTATTTGAAACAATATTATCTAATGATATTTTTTCAATTGAACTCGCATATGATAATGGTTTATTATGATATGGTGCATCCAACCCCGACGTACAAATTAAATGTGGATATAAAAAATATTTTCTCTTTGGATCCTTAAAATTTACAATTTTATGCCATTCATTTTCTAAAAAAATATATTCAGGTTTTAAATATACACCACATATTGTCATATCAAGATTATAATATGGTTTTTCTCCTTTGTAAGTAATATATCTACCAATAAATGGAACAGCAATTTCGTCTAGATCATGGATATTATCTGGATTCTCTTTTTTTCTGTAATGAATACCAGTGTATTTGAAGGTTTCATTGAATGTAAAATCTATTGTTGAATTATCATCTTTAATCAGAGTAACACTATTAAAATCTTTTTCTATGAATCGCATAACAATAATAACTATTAATAGTAATTATTTAAATAATAATTTTTTATTTTCTACATCAATTCTAAGTAATAGTTATGAATTCATATTTAGATATATTAAATGATCTTACATTCATTCAAGATGGAGGTCGTGACATGGCATTTGATGATGTTAATAAACAAAATAAAAAAGGCATTTATCGCACATCTTATCTTGACAATAATGATTTAGACAAAAAAGGGAATCCTAAGCTAAAATTTAAATACTTCTATTATAAAAATGATAGACCAATTTCGAATGAAGATATGGAACGAACTAATAAATTAGGTCTGGCACCCGCTTATACTGACGTATGGGTGTCAGAAGATCCTGACTCTAAAATTCAAGCTACTGGTCTCGACGCTAAAGGAAGAAAACAATATCGTTATCATCCTTCTCATATTAAAGAAGCCGAAGAAGATAAATTTTTACGTCTTTATAAGTTTATTAAAGCTATCTCCAAATTTGAAGACAAAATTGATGAAGATGCAAAACTCCCTATATTCTCCAAAGGTAGGACCATTGCTCTAATGTTTAATATCATTAAAGAGTTCAATATACGTGTTGGTAAGGAAATATATGCAAGAGAAAATAAGTCGTATGGTATGACGAGTTTAAAGAAGTCCCATGCGAGTGTTATAGATGATGGAAAAGTTGTAAGATTAAGTTTTAAGGCTAAATCCAATAAGAATGTATCATATACGATTAAAGATCCTTATATGGTCGATGAAATAGTTCAATTATTGGGTTTAGAAGGTGAAAAACTATTTCAATACATTAATGGAGATGACAACACTATAAGAGTCAATGATGTCGATTTGAATGAATATATACAG